GCATTTGGAAAAAGCTCTCGGCATTTGCCTACGCAAAACAAAATTTCAGCAAAATTTCAGCAGTTTCTTTGGTCCTCACAAGATTTTAATCTATCCCGTCATCAATATTGACCGCATTGAATTGGTTTTAGAGGATGGCAGCAAAACGACGTTGGCAAGCGACAGTTATGAGCTTTTCACAACCCATGACGGGTATTATGTCTACTACAAAGATGAACAGCCAAAACTCGCAAAACAGCCTGATGCAGTGAAAATCACTTTCACGGCTGGATTTGACCAAGACCAAATACCGGCAACACTCAAAACAGCCATTTTGCTGCATTGCGCAAGCCTTTACGAAAACCGCGAAGATCTATCCAT